TGGATAAATATTATGTTCCGTCAAATCTTGTAACTATTGACGATCTTAACGTATCTTCGCAAGACATGGACGCCGATATGACGCGGCTCCAAGATGAAGGACTTCTATAACCTTAAAATCCTCTACAATGAAAAAATTACAAGTATGGTTTGATCCAGTTTCAAATTTTTATCGGGTTTATTTAAATGGGGTAGAATTGCCCGCAATGCTGGGAGTTGTAGTAAAAGATCAATTTTACGAAGGCGGTAAAGGTGACCCGCTACTTACATTTGATGCGCTTTGCGATGTAGTAAACGGAAAGCCTGAAAAAAAAGATTCGTCATCTAAATGCGGTTCATTATGACACTCGACCAAATCGCCATCAAACACAACTGCGACAAATCCAGCCTTGGACATGATTACTGCCGGATTTACGAGCCGTATTTTATGGATGCAATAAACCACCGAAACACTGCATCATTCAGACTAACAGAAATAGGTTATTTAGACGGAGCATCGGCCATGACATGGGATGAATGGTTTTGCTTATATAACGTAGGTCTCGCAAATTTGGGGCATGTCACAATGATAGACATAGAGCCTAAAAGACCCGTTGAGAATATTAAATTCATCCACTCCGATGCAAAAGATCCGCAATTAGCCACAAATCCGTTTGTTATCGGATCAGATATCATCATCGACGATGGAAGCCACATAAACGCCGACATCATCGCCACGTTTAAGAACCTTTGGCCTGTGCTTGCGCCCGGCGGCTTGTATTGTGTCGAAGATCTTCATTCAAGTTATAACCCGTATTATGAGGATAGCGACCCACGGCCAGGGGCAAAAGGTACCGCAATGGGATTCTTCAGCCGAATACTCCACTCTGTAAACTGCGATTTTATAGAAGAAAAATATAAGGATGAGATGTTCTTATATGACGACATCGAGTATGTCCATGTATATAAGGAACTCGTAATTATCAAAAAGAAATCATAACTTAGTATTCCTCTACAAAAACAAATTATTCCGGGATTGGGAGTAGTCGTGTAGAGGCGGCGAAACCAATCCTTTTTTAATTTGAGATTATGGACGAAATAAGACTAAACCCCGGCGTTGACTACATTAATCGGCTTATAAAAGAAAAATGCTCCAATACTAATGACATTTCGGATGGCTATCACACCTTTGGCGAACTGTATGTCCATAGGATAGCGCTGTTTCAACTTGCATGCCGATTGATGGCGGATAACGATACTTTGTATGGTGGCAGGAAATCAGTATGGAAAAGTAAGGCGCATAGTGATGGAACTGTTTGGGATGGATGGTTTATTATGGGTATTAATTCCAAGCCGGGGGAACAGGTGACCTATCACTTGCCAATTTCAGAATGGGGCAATTGCTGGTATGCAGTTGAATTAGAGCAGGCACCAGAATATGACGGACATACATCCGATGATGTTATTTACAGATTAAAATCAATTTAATGGATAAAATTGGGATAGGCGTTACATGCCACGGCCGCAACGAATATTTGAAAACATGGATTGAAAAGATGGAGCCGCTTTTGCCGCCAAACTGCAAATTGGTGATTGTGGACGACGCCAGTCCAGTACCTATTGAGGGCGCTACGTTCCGTTTTGAAAAAAATGTAGGTGTGGCGGCAGCGAAAAACAAGTGCCTTGAACTGCTCGATGATTGCGAACATATCTTTCTTTTTGATGATGACACCCATTCCATTGCAGATAATTGGTGGGAGCCGTATATTAATGCCGGTCAACCGCATTTGATGTACATATTCAAGGATTTTGCTACCGGCAAGAAATTAAACGACACAGTGGAGATTTACAGGGACGATAAGATCGTCGCCTATTCCCATGCCCGTGGCTGCATGATGTATTTCCATTCATCCGTGTTGCAATATGTGGGGGGCATGGATCCAGTGTTTGGGAAATGGGGATACGATCACCCGGATCTATCCAACCGTATCTACAACGCCGGCCTAACCACATTCCGTTACATGGACGTAGCAAACAGCGCCGGGTTGTTCTATTCTGCCGACGAACATCAGGAAGGCTTTTCAACCTGTACAGGCATGGAACGTCGGGCGCAGATCATGAGGAATAAGCCGATTTATGAATCTAGGCTGAACAGTGCGGAATATGTGCCGTATAGAGAGGGAGCGGAGCGCAAGGGAAGAAATAAGGCAGGAGATGCAAATATGGTACTTACCTGTTACTTTACAAGTGTGGCCGATCCGCAGGGGCGGGAATGGCACTACGACTTTTACCCTGTTTTGAAGTTGGCGGAAAGCGTTTTGCAAGGCCATCGCCCAACGGGGGACAAGTTCATAGTGTTTCATGACTGCGTTAAGAAAAATGACGTTATTGTAGACGACCGATCATTGCCATATCGTAAACCAAGTATCAACCCTTATTTTCAGCGCTGGGTCACATATCGCGAATGGCTTATTGAACATCAATCGGAATTAGATTATGTTTGGTGCGTTGATGCCACGGACGTAGAAATGTTGCGCGATCCGTTCCCCCACATGGAGAAAGGTAAATTGTATGTGGGTGATGAGCCGGATACATTACGATCTGTATGGCTAAACAAACATCACAATCACCCGAAGCTAAAAGGATTCTTTGCCCGTAATTATGGCTTGCCACTTTTGAACGCTGGTCTAGTAGGCGGGGATGTGGATATAATGCTAGAATACACGGCCCGCATGATAGATATGTACCAGGAGGGCGAACATGACGCTAAACTTAAGCGATCACCAAACGCTGGTCTTACAGACATGGGCGCACATAATTACGTATGCTATACATATTTCAAGGATCGCGTTATTCACGGTAAGCAGATTAATACGGAGTTTAAGAAGTACGAAGCAGATAACGGCATCTCATGGTTTAAACATAAATAGTTATTTATGATACTATTAATTATACTTTGCATAGTATATGCATTTTTTATTTGCGTTGGAATTATAATTACATTTGACAATGAGGGCGAAACGTCATTTAAGGATGGATGCATGGGTATATTAGCAGCTATTTTTTGGCCCATTACTTTGATGTATTGCTTTATTGTCAACGTATTTGATAGATGAAAGTCTGGTACACCACAATATGGGATAGCGGCAAGAACTACGGTGGTTACATCAACGGCTTTTGCGAATTGGTACCGCCGGATGACTGGATTTGCATAACTGATGGCGATGTGATGTTTCTAACGGATGATTTCGGTCGGCAGATTGAGGATATTATTGAGCGTAACGGCCATACTTACGATGTTTTCGGAGCAACTATGAACCGATTGGGAGGGATACACCAGCTTTTGAATAGTCGGCGTAGTGAGGATGTAGATATTACCCATCATATACAGCACGCAAATGACACAAGGGCAATGTATTATAGTATCGTTACGCCATCCATCAAACCAATTGCCGCCGCCTGCATGTTCTTCAGCCGTAAAACCTGGGAGGAAACACCCTTTATTGAGAACTCCCCCCGATTCGATTCCGACTTTTGCCGCCGAATTCAACAAAAAGGCGGTAAATTAGCAATATGCAAGGGGCTTTATGTGTTCCATAAATACCGCCTTGGCGATCCGACATTATCAGCTAAACATTTGTTATGATGACACTTGACAAACTGGCTAACGAACTTTTCCCGTGTCCAAGCAATTGCCCATCGAAGCAGATGACGGCGAAATACATGCGGGAGAACTTCAAGCAGGCGGTTAGCTTGCTGGTAGACGAGATTAGGCGCGTCAATGGGGCGCACCGGGTAACTCCTAATTTTGGAGAAGTTAGGAGTAAGTTTGAAAGTGGTGGGGCTTCTATGTCAGTGCCAATGGTAATAACCAGCATTCCAATTGGGAAAACATTAGGATATGAAACCAGCGGAGAAAAATAAGCGTTGGCGGGCATATAACCGGTTCCGGGAGGCACAGGAGGCAATATGGATTCCTCGCATTCTTTTCGCGCTCAAACAGCAATTGAGGGGCTTCACTGACTTTGCCAAGGATCAAGGACTGATGATTGCCATACCTCAAATTGACGTGTTGGTCAAGCCTGATCCGATCCGCCGCGTTATAACTAACTTGTTCCGTTCCGTATTCCCCAGGTACGCCAATATATCAGCAAAGCAGATAATCGACGATTACGGGGCAGAAATGGCACAACAAAAGGCTTTCGGTACGCCAAATGCTTATTGGCTTCAGCTAGTGCGTGAATACATGCTGACAGATGGCGCAACGCAAGTAACGGAGGTTACGGATACGACTAAGGAGTATATTAGGAAGATGGTCATTAAGGGGCTTGAACACGGTGATTCAATTGATGAAATATTGCAGACTATCCTGCAAAACGATATAAACAACTCCCGCGCCCGGCTTATAGCCAGAACAGAGACGGCCGGCGCAATGAACTACGCAGCGCAAGAAGCCGCTAAGCGTTCAGGACTAGCCATGACGCACGAATGGTTAACCGCCAGGGATAACCGTGTTAGACATTTGCCACAATCAAAATTTGACCACAGAGCCATGGAAGGAGTAAAATTGTCTTTGAGCGAACCATTTAATGTGAATGGAGAATTATTGAGCAGGCCGGCAGACCCAAAGGGATCGCCCGGAAATATTTGTAATTGTAGGTGCTGTGAGGTTCATGAAGCAATCCGAGACGAAAACGGACGCCTTATTACAACGCCCGTATCGCGGATTTATGTACAAAGACCCGCTCCATCAAATATCACGCAGGTTATTACGATTTGATTGTTCTTGCCATAGTTTCCCATTTTTGTCTAAATGAAAGACATATGCGCCATCTTTTGCCCGATATTCGACTACTAATACGCATAAAAATGGGTCATCTTTATCAAATACAGGCATTATATAAGACTTTGCGATACGTTCGCGCAAAATGCTTTTACCATTCATCGGGCCGCCTATAAAGGGAATTACAACCATATCAAAAGTATTTTATTTCTCCTTTCTTGTATTTTTCTACGATCTCATTAGCCTCATGCTCATAAATGTAATCATGCCGCCATGCTATTTCTCTTATTGATGAATCGTATATCAATAGCGGGAATAATTCTTCGCGATCGCTCATTCTATCTAAAAACCCTTTAGCGGCATCGAAGCTGTTAAAATCAGAAAAATAGTTACAATGAAACCGGCTGTATATAGCTACAAATTGCCTCAAAACCATATTCTTTTAGCCTTAAGTTGTTTTTCAATTAGCCGGTTATGGCCACACAAAAACCGATGCGAGTTCATTTTGCCTATCTTCTTTGCGCGTTTGATCCATCTTTTAGCCTTGTATTCGACGGGGAATAGATATCGTAAAATTTCAGGATGTATCTTTACATATCCGGCCATATAAAGAGTACTTAAAATTTCGCCATTAAATTCAAATGATGGTTCTGTGGCATAAATTTCATCTGGCACATTGTACGATTCAACGATACACTTTAAAGGCTCCCAATTTTCGCCGTCTTTTACATACAATGAAAAGTCATCCATTCCTTAGCAATTTACGTTCTAATTCAATCTTGTTAAACTCCATCACATAGTCCAGCACCCGCGATATATCAACGAACTCCCTTTGCCCAACTAGCGCCATTTGTATAGACATTCTGAATTCATGCCGCGTGTTTGATTGAACCCATGTGCATTTTCTGCGCCAACCATTGTAGTAAAGAGCCGCACCTAACCTGTCCGGCATGAATACAGATAACCCATTTTTAGACCGCAGACCAAACGGACGCCCTTCCATAATGCACTCCATAACGCGCTGTTTTGTTTCTTCTGGTATTCGCAGCCCGGATATGTCCATATCCTCTATCATGCTTCAGGATTAAAAATGTCAGAATACGCCTCCGCCTTATCCTGTCGGTACTTGTGCAACAGCTGGTTTACCAACTCGCTAAGTCCTTCAGGGAACTCGCCACGTTCTTCAGCCTGACAAAGTTCTATATCAATTTGCAGCGTTCGCGGAGTACGCCACTTTGTTTTCGGCCTGCCTAACTTCTTTTTTTCTTTCATTTTCTCCTTATTAAGAGCATTATAATGGTTAGTAAAATGCTAAACATTACACCATATCCATATAATATCTTGTGTTCATGTTGCCCATTTAGTATATAAATACCGCCAAATGCAACGACCCATATACTGATAATAATAAGTGAGTAGAGGAATAATCTTTTCATGCCTGCAATCTACTAAATAAATACCAATAATTATATAGTGTTATTTTATCAACATTATCAATACTCAATTATTTGTCTGGTAAAATATTATCATTAAATTTGTTCAAACATGACTAAATGATTTACGGTTACAAGTCTATACCGGCTAAATTTGAAGATGTTGACACGCGGTCAGGCATTGTAAAGGGGTATTTCAACACCTTTGACGTGAAGGACAGTGACGGCGACATTACCCGTAAAGGCGCATTTCTGAAGTCTATCCAAGAGAACGGCCCAAAGTCTGCCCACCCTCGCATTAAATATTTCCTGAATCACGACCCATTGCAGGTACCTGGTGTTATCAAAGAACTTGACGAGGATAATGTCGGCCTGCTGTACGTGGCCCATACTGGCACACATGATTTGGGTGTGGACTACCTGAAAATGGTAGAATCTGGAATTATCACGGAACACTCCATAGGTTACCAAAATGTAAAGGGTGGGCAAAAAATGACTGCGGAAGGGAACAACCTGCTTCAGGTTAAATTGAAAGAAGGCTCCGGCCTTACCGCATGGGGTGCCAATCAGTTTACGCCTATTACAGTACATGGCAAGTCTGAAACCAAAGAGCAGCTAACCGAGCGCTTGCAAAAACGGATCGGCCTAGTAGAAAAATTCTGCCGAAACACGGACGCAACTGATGAAACAATTCAGACGCTCCTGATCGAAATAAAGCAAATGAGCCAATACATACTTGACTTATCTAGCACCCCGGCCGTTGAACAAACACCGGAGCCGCAAAAAAACGATGCCATTGGCCTGCTGCTGCTGAAAACAAAAATTATCAACAACTCCATTAAATCAATATAACGATGGAATTAGAAATCAAAGAACTTTCTAAAGCACTCGATACGATGCAGAAAGATGCGGTAGATCGTATCAAAAGCATCAATGACCGTGTAGAGGCGCTTCAAAATGGCTCCGCTACTAAGGACGAAATCAAGGCTTTCAAGGAAGATTTGGCGAAAAACGCCGAGGACATCCAAGCTGTAAACAAGTTTGCGGAGGAATTGCAAAAACAATGGGGGCAAAAAGAACTGGTGAAGAAGACCGCTACGTTTGAAAGCGCGATTGGTGATCTGGTTGAAAAGAATGCTAAAACCATTCAGGCCGCGAACAAGAAAACGCCGCTGGAATTTGAGTTGGAAGACTATCATTCCCAAAAAGATATGTCTTTTGGTAATAACACCACCGGCACCGTTGTGGCGCCGGATTTCAACCCGAACATTTTCGGCCAACCTTTCCAGGTTCCTCACATGCGCAGCCTTATCCGCGTCGGCACGACTTCATCTAACACCTACTATTATGTAGTTGCCACGCTGAAGCCCGGTAACGCTGGCCCCGCTGCTGGCATTACCCCCGGTCAGCTGAAGCCTGAAGTACAATTTCAGTTCGACGGCAAGACCGCGCCGGTCATCAAAATCGCTGGTCACGTTCGCATGCCTGAAGAAATGGTTGAAGATATTGAGGGCATGACCTCTTATATTAACAACTACATGCCGGAAGAAGTGCTGAAAGTTGAGGATTTTGAAATCATTCGCGGCCCTGGCACCACTGGCCACTTTAACGGGATCATCACCCAAGCTTCCACGCACACGCCTTCCAGCGGCGTAAGCACTGGAGAGCCTTGGGATTTGCTGGCTGATGCAATTGCTCAACAGCAGAACAAATGGTTGCCGCCTAACCTGTCTATGGTGAACCCGATTGATTGGATGTTCCTTGCTACCCGTAAATCAACTGATGGTATCTATAGCCACCCGACACTTATCGCAGGTGCGCCGCTGACTGTAGCGGGCATGCGTATTATGCCGCACCCGATCATCTTGCAAGATGAATACCTTGTGGGCGACTTCACCCGCGCGGAAATGAAAATGAAAAAAGGCCTGACGGTTCGTTGGTACGATCAAGATCAGGACAACGCAGTTAAAAACCTTGTTACTGTTGTTGCTGAAGAAAGGGCGGCATTCGCGGTTTACTACCCGGATGCTTTCATCAAAGGCGACTTTGGTAATATCACCTAATGAAAAACCAAGGGGAGGGTTACGGCCTTCCCCTTACTCTTATGAAAGAGAAGAAAGAAATAAAGCCTAAGGGAGAAAAGAAAATTGTCCATGTACAATCAAAGCCAGTGCATAAGAAGCGGCCAAAGCAAGGTAATTGACGTGTCATTTGTATACGCCGACCCTATTGTTGAGCCGGTGACGCTTGAAGAAGTGAAGGAGTACATGCGCGTTGATTACCCGGATGACGACGACGTAATCGAAAGATTGATTACAATGGCGCGTGAATGGGCTGAAAAACATGCGGCAATTTCTATCATACCGCGTGAGGTAACGGCGTGGGTTGAATCAGTGAATAGGATTGAATTGCCGTATGGCCCAGTTACTACACCTTTGGCTAGTATCGTAGTGAAAAACGAATCAGGCACAACGTTAACCGGGATCAAATACATCGGCGCTGATTATCCCCGTATTATAGGCTATGGAACATATGTTGCCACCTATGACGCAGGATTTACCGAAGTGCCGGAGGGCTTGAAAATAGCCATTTGTGCGAAGGTATTGGCGCAGTTTGAGAACCGGGGCGATGAGTGGAAAGATAAATACGACGGCATTGCATGGGCTAATTTACAACCTTACAGGCGCGTAACATGGGTATAGGTAACTTCAAGCATAGGATAACATTTCGGGATTATACCAGTACGGAAGACGGCTACGGAGGGACAATTGATACCCCCGTAGACATTTTGAGTACCTGGGCCGAAAAAGATCCTATCCGCTCAAATAGAACAGTTTCCGAAGCGCAACTAAATCTTAAAAACACAACTACTTTTAGAATACGCTGGCGTCAAGGATTCATGCCGGACACTAAAATGAAAGTCGTTTATCATGGTCGCCAGTACGTAATAAATAGCGTGGTTGAGGATTCAGATATAACAGGCCGTTTTTGGGATATTACAGCGACAATGCAGGCGATTGCAAATCCTGTTACCACATGAGTGCATTCAAAGCAAAAGTTACCGGCCTTAATAAAATGCTGTCAACTATTGATAGGCTAAATGCAAAGGCGCCCGAAATAGTAGATAATGAACTTACCGCCGGCGCATTAGAAATGGCCGGGATAGCGAAGCGAAGGGCGCCAGTAGATGAAGGAACATTGCGAAACGGCATTGGCGCGGATATTTCAAAGCCATTTCATAAGGAGTTTTTTTCCAGTGTGTTTTGGTCTGCTTACATGGAGTTTGGAACTGGTACAAAGACGAAAATACCAGCTGGATATGAGGATTTTGCAAGGTTATATAAGGGGAAGGCGGGACGAGGCAATATAATGCAGTTCTTTTATAGGCTGATAGCATGGGTTAGGCGAAAGGGCATATCCGGTACGTATTCAGTTAAAACGAGGCGTAGGACTGGTAATAAAAAGACCCAGGCGCAACAAGATTACGAGGTAGCGTATTTAATTATGCGCTCTATCTTAAAATATGGTGTGAATCCGCAGCCCTTTTTCATTCCGGCCTATGAGCAAACGGCACCTAAAATAGTGGATCGAATAAGGAAACAACTAAAGCGAATATAAATGGACGTCATTAAGGAAACAAGAAAAGCTTATGTACAACTATGCAATGAAATTGATATAGTTGTATATGACCGCTTTGTTCCGGATGACGTGCCAGATGATACATACGTAGTCATAACCGCCCAAGAAGATAGCGAGCAACTTGATAAATGCGATAATGGACATACAGTTATAGGCTCTTTTGAAATATTTCATAAAACGCTAAATAACAGCGGTGGCGTGCAGTGTGATGATGTAGCGGATATTTTGATACCTAAAATTAGAAATACTGCACTTCCATTGCCGATAGGCTTAACATTCATTCCAGGAAGTACGCGGAAGATAAGTGACACTACGTTAGACGGGCTTAGTGATACATACAAGGTTTATCGCCGGATCATTCGGTTTCAACACATTATTAAAGAAAATTAAAATATAATAAAATGGCAGAAAGAACAGTAATCGGGAAAAATGTGTGGCTTTTTGTAGATACCGGCACGCCGCCGATGATCCCCATTAAGTGCCTTACCTCCCATACTATCACCGCATCCCAGGAAATTTCCAACGTAGATACAAAGTGCGGTCGCAAGAAAAGCCCCCAAGGTGACCCGGATTTTCAGATTACCGGGGAAGGCCAGATCATGCTATTTACCAATCCGACCACCGGCACGGCTTATTCATCCGTTGATTTGTTCAAGATGATCAAAGCCGGTCAGCGTGTCACCGTTGTTTCTGGGCCTGCGTCAGGCACTCCCGTTGAAGGAGATGTGACGTATACCGGTGAGGGCTACGTAAGCGAATGGGAAGAAACGTACCCGGCCGCTGAAGAAAGCACTTTCACTTTTACTTTTGACTTGGAGACGCTGACCGAAGAAGTCGAGCCAGCTACTACCTAATATAACTACTACTTACTAACATGTATACGGCTGATATAAAATTGGGCGGCAAAGTCCGCACGGTTAATTTTAATGGTCATTTCCGGGAGGCTTTGGGTCGATTATATGATATTGACCCCCTAGAAGCTATAAAACGCTTGGCCGAAACGTGGAAGGATAGCTATACGTCGGCAGCGGAAGACGTTGTTTTTTGTGGGCTTGTGGGGAATTGCAGATTTATGCGGCAACCCGTAGACTTTACCGTCCAGGATGTATCTATTTGGCTTGAATCTGCAAATGATGCGGATTTAGCCCCAGCACTAAAGGTGTTTTTTAAATCCCAGGAAGATCGGCCGTTGTTTCACGTGGAACAGTTGGCGCAAATAGCTGAAAATCAGACAAAAAAAAAGAGCCGAATACGTGGGAAGACGTGAAAGACTTCGCGTTAGGTGAGATAGGGCTAATGCCAGATGAATTTCTTGCTATGGCATGGTGTGACTATCAAAGACATGCGCAGGGGTATATTATACGTCAATGTAGATACCTAGAGGGGATAAGGAAAACGGCTTACTGGGCATTGATTGCCGCAGGTGCTAAACGAGTAAAAGAAAATAGGTTGTTTACGCTTATAACAGATCCGCCAGCGCCTAAAATAGAAAAAGAGGAAGAACTTTCTCAAGAAGAATTAAACGCGATTGCTAACCGATACTTTGGAAGTAAAAAGAAAAAATAAATGGCCGTTACTGAAGAAGGGATGAAGTTTTTGTTAGAGGCTGATGTAAATCAGTTTGAACGTGGCATGAGTAACGCGCAGACGGCTGCAAATAACGCAGCTAAGGGGATTGTTGCGGCGGGTGTCCGTATTCAAGGGGCCAGTAACTACATAGACGCTTTACAAAAGGACTTAAAGGGGCTTGTTGCTGGCCTTAAAACGGGGGAAACCCAGTTTGTTGCCACTGGGATGGCTGTAAATAGCGCCGGGCGAGCAGTTCAAACATTTGGTAGTGATGTAGCTAGGTCAGCCCCTAATATCCGCGCTATATCTGGCGTAACAAATTCATTCAACCAGCTTTTACGGGAAACTCCAAATTTTGCTATTGATGCACGTATTGGTATTCTGTCCCTGTCAAATAACATTCCGATATTTGTAGATTCGGTAAATAATGCCATTAGATCCGGTAATGGGTTTATTGGCGTTTTAAAGGGATTGGGCGCTAGCCTATTTTCTATAGGGGGTGTGATTCAACTGGGGGTAACGTTGCTAACCATATTTGCCAATGATTTATTTGGCACCGAAAAAGCAGCGAAAGATGCTGGCGACCAGATAAAAAGCCTTTCTGATATTCAAAAAGACTATAATCAGACCTTAAAAACAAGCAATGCCAATGCTTTAAAAGAGGTTTCGGTATTGAATCAGCTTTTTAGCATAGCCCAGGATGAAACAAGAAGCAGGAAAGATAGAACCGCCGCACTTAGGGAATTAAAGTCGGCAACTGATGGATATTTGGACAGTCTTAGCCTTGAAACTATCAATACCGAAAAGGCGCGTAAAGCACTAGATCAATTTAACCAATCTCTTTTTGTTAGTGCCTTAATAAAGTCGAATGAAAAGCAGGTGCAAGATCTTGCAGACGCTTACGGGAAATTAGCACAGCAGGGAGAAGATGGGAAAAAAAGGATTGATGAACTTAATAAGGCCATTGCAGAGGCCAATAGGCCAGGCGGAGACATTGAGGGGGAAAGCAGGTTTGATCGTGTTGTTAGATTGAGTAGAGAAAGGGCCAACCTAATTTTAGAAACAAATAATGCAATTAAGCAACAAAATGCTATTTATGACCAGATATTCGCTACGGGAACAAAAATAGCCAATCTTCAAGTACAGTTAAATCCCTTTAAATCTCCTGCGGGGGAAGGCGGAGGAAACGCGGCAAAAGAGATCGATGAAGTATCAAAAATAATATCCAAACTAGAATCAGATATAAACGGTCTTAATCTTGTTTTTAAATCTACTGGCGGCAATGTCGCAGATTTGGCAAACGACAAGATAAAGAGATTACAGCGGGCGCTACAAGATTTAGGGGAATTGGGGATTAAGCCTACCGATAACCTTTTCTTGCAAATTGATGCAAGGATTAAGCAACTAGAAAGTGGGCTTGCTCGCACTCCGGTAAACTTAAAAATCCCGGTTAACATTGAGCCTATTCCACCCTCTCAATCAAATGTGGCAGCAGCATTTAAACCATTGGTAGATAGTTTAGATTTCGAGCAACTGACCGATTTTCAAAAAAGATTCAACGATAATTTTAATAATGCCCTGCGTTCAGGTGTAGCAAATATCGCGTCTGGTATCGGCGAAGCAATTGGAGGACTAATAACGGGTGCAAAAAGCTTGGGCGATGTGTTTAATGGTATCATTGGGCTTTTCGGACGCTTTATCAAACAGTTGGGGGAATCCATGATTGCGGCCGGTACTGCAACCATAGCGGCCAAGGCGCTTATCAAAAACCCTTATGCCGCAGTTGCCGCAGGTATTATTGCTGTGGCAGCGGGGTCACTCATTGAAAGCTCCCTTTCTAAGGCGCCGTCTTTTGCTACAGGCGGCACGGTTTACGGATCTCAAATGATCCAAGCGGGGGATAACACCACCCAAAAAGAACATATTTTGAGCGATTTGCAACTGAAAAAGATCGCCCAAGGTGCGGGTATTGGCGGAGGGAATGCAATAATAGCTGAAACCCGTGTTTCCGGGACTGACTTAGTTATTCTTTTGAAACAGGCTGAAGGTTCAATTGCAAGTATAAACGGATAATGGCGACTTACTACCAAAAATATTATTTAGAGTTTCAGGATGCACACGCCAACACACCCGCAACGTGGCGGGTTGATATATTGGATAGTGAGGGGAGTATTGACGTTAATCCGATTCCCTTACAGGGCGTAGGTGATTGTTTGATAACCGAACGAATTGACACCGAGGAAAATAAATTTACTTCTATAATAGGTCGCCAAATAACCATAACCTATAAATACGGCGGATTGCCCAACGAGCCCTTGCCTACAGAATTTTTTGAGGCATCGGAACGGCGTTTTAAAGTTGAGGTAAGGAAAAATGGCGTGTTAGATGGTGTTTACTGGGTAAAGCCTGATTTCTGTACTTATCCTTATCATCCCACACCATTTGCAGTGCAGATAAAAGCCGTTGATGGAATGTCTTTTGCGGCTGGCGTGTTGTTCAATATGGATAACGGTGGCTTACTGAAATACGAGAAAATTAATCTTTATGAAGCACTTTTAACACGGGGATTGTTTCAATGTATTGAGCCAAATACGCCAGTAAATGTACTTTGTACGCTTTATCCTACTAATATTGAGCCGGGCGAAAAAATGCTATTTGGGGAGTTTGTCCATACAGATATTTTCTATGACTTTGTTGAGGGGGCTAACTCTGTGAGGAGTGCTGCTATAAAAATCGCAACAGCATTTACGGCTAGAATGTTTATGGCAAAGGGAGAATTATGGTTTATCCGTACACAGGACTTAGATTTGCCATCTTTTACCGTGGATAGGTATACCGATTCAACAACGGTTACGGCCGTGTCTGTCCCCGATATGCTTATTTCAGCTGGGCCTGCATTTTCTCATGACATGATTCCGGTCAACCTGGACGGCGTTATTTCACCTAAAAGAGCAGTTAAAAAAGCCTCTTTTGAAACCCAGTACCAGGGGATAAACATTTTAACGAATTCTTTTTGGGAAAATTTTACAGGATCAGATTTTACCGATTGGTATAGAGCGGCCGGAACGCCGTCTCTTTTCCGCACTGGATCAGGCACCACTATAGACCCGTATAGGGCTATTATTCCATATGATACCGTGTTAACACATAATATTTCACAGGGGTGGATGGGAACTCCCGAAGTATACGTGCAGCCTGGAGATATAATAGAAATTGAATTCCCTTACGAGTTTTTTAATACAAAACGGTTCGGGTATTTAATTGACTTGGATAGTCAGACATCGGATTATAGAGGATGGGAAATGACATCCGGCGGTCAGTGGATAAGTGACGGCGCTGGGATCACCTTTACTAACAGGGTAGAGGTAACGCGGTCAGGAAGAAAGCAAAAGGGGTCAATAAAAGTAAAATCTGACCCAATACCTGCTATGCAGCCAGTAGGCTCCCCCGGATCACCTCCCTTAGATTCATATAGGATGGTTATTCTCATTTGGCCGCCCGATCAATTCAGTGATACGCCGGATGGGCCTTTTGTTGATTCAGTACATATTTATCCTTTAAAGTTGGCTATTATAAAGTCCAGTTCTAAAGGTAGGCATGTAAGGGCGACAAACGACGCGGAGTTTTCGCAAGTTTTGCCGCAACAGGATTTTACATTTATTGATATGGGAGATCCTGGTATTTCAAACACTATCTTTACGGGAGCACCCCAAGAACCGGCTGAAGGGTGGCAGACTTCCAAGGCAGGAAGCATTGAAAGAGATATTGAGGATCACATGGCGCGCGCCCATGTTGAACAATACGCAAGGAGCATACTGTCTTTTGCTGGGTCAGTGTATAGCAATCAGTTTGAATTTTATTCGGTTATAGAGTTCCAGCACATCCCCGGCAAAAGGTTTATGCAGTTTAGAGACACATATAATAATAGAACATGTGTCCATCAAATAGGCATTATGGAAATACTGCCGGAGGAAGGGGGCAACATTGTTGTAGATCAATGGGATATTGAAGAAGAAAAAAGCTAAATTTGAGTATGGCAATCAGATCAATACGCGGTCGGGATTTTATTCTATACTTTAACAAAGGTGGAGTTTACACTCCGGCATGCTATTGTACTGATTTTACGCTTACAAGAACGAGAGATACGCTAGAAATAACAGGTCCGCAGGGACAGGATAGGGATTATATACCAACATTCAAGGGGTATACTATTCAATTTGACGCCGTAGTAAGTTATTATGACGGATTTAGCTATGTGGATGTTATAGAGGCCTTTGATAATGGAGACAAACTAGCTTGGAAGGGTTCAGATCAAAATTTAGCCGGGGTGGTGCATTCTGGTGTTGTTATTTTAACTAATGATTCTTGGGCTAGTCCGGTTAGGGGTGAATTTACTGCTAGTACTGTAGGAATAGGATGTGGCCCAAAAACGACCGAATACATAGATATAGTAACCAATGTGTACTTGGCAGATGCGAATAAAGTACGGTTGTTTGGGTGTCCGAATCCTTATCCAGTATCGGTATTCTGGTATACAAACGATGGGAATAATATCGGCACTTTCATAGGCGTGGCCAATAATGCAGATGAGGTTGTAGACTGGTATAACAATTATTCAGAAAATCTATACTGGACACTTTCATTAGGGGAAACGGGATGCGATTTCGTTTTGTCAAGCGATTGGAATGCGCCATACATACCAGATGTTGTATTTGCACAAGCTGCACCTGATTTGGGGCTTTCGCCTGACCTTGATAATAACGAAGGGCTTTCACCTGATTTAGACAATGACCAATTAACAAGTCCATATTATGCCTAAACTAGTAGATGAAGTATTGTTATTAACGTTGCAGGAACTCGGATTCCCTGTAGGCACACCAACGGCTGATGACTTGTTATATTTTGGGTTCAATGGCGGAGATGTTGGCTACAAGATTGCCATTTCTACGCTTGCGCAAATCATATCTACAGAACTTGGAACTGCTGCTAATATCCCGGATAGGTATTATTATCCTTTTGATACAATGCCACCCGGAGCGTCTATAGGTAACGGCGTTGATTTTGGCTTTACTGGTACCAATAACGTAATAATTGACCCGTTTTTGGATGGTAAAGAATACAGCTTATTTAGGCGCGGCCTTGAATACGGATTTAAGGGGGTAAACTGGCAAAATGATATCCCAGGCGGAGGCATTAGATTAGTTGTATTTGGAGATGAATTCGCTATAGGAGATCAAATAGCAGTACAGTTTAAAACGCAAATATCACCAGTTATAGTTACCCCTGATGCTGTTGGTAGGTTTACAAATGGGGAGCAGATTGTAACGGCTAGTGTTGCCGCTGGGCCATCATATGACAGGAAATTAATTATATTGAACGGGGCAACCGCTGCCGCAATTACATATACCTTAAATCCAAACTACCCCGAAAATGTAATTTGTCCTATCAAGACGGTGAGGGGTGGCACGATGAAACAAGCCATAATTATGGCGCCGGGAGGTCAGCAGCTTTGGGACGGCACGAACTTGTCAAGAATCGTTTTAGGCGAATCAGATCATTGTCTACTTATCAGGATTGGTAATAACTGGCGTGTTTTATCACGCGGTGACAGATGGCAAAGAGTAGGGGCCGAAAACCCGGGAGGTATAGAAGGAGTAAATCAGATTTGGGCTAATGGGCAATCTGTATTAGAAACGACCATTCCTTCTTTGGCCGATTATTTGGATTACCTTGAAACTACGGATTTAGCCGGGTCAATTTTAAGCCCTGGTGCATGGGCTGGAAGCAATAAGTTACAATGGGGCAGAGGTGGCGGCACAATATACATACCTGATCTGCGCGGCTGGTTCCCTAGAAACTTAGACATGGGTAAAAACAAGGACGAAGACAGACAAACGGCGGGATTAGGATTTAGGTTAAATAGCGAGCAAAGCAACCAAAACAAGGCGCACAGCCATACAAATGGAGATTATGATGAATTGCTTAAAAACGATGGTCAATCGACAATTGTAAATACTGATAATACACCGGGGCAACCCAACTTAGGATCTTCACAAGCTATGTTGCCGAATGGCGGATATGAGGCAAGACCCGAAAACTATGCACGGCCAATAACTTTTTGGATATGAAATACATTTTAATACTACTTACTTTTTTTGTTTCATCTGGCGCAATGGCGCAGGGAATTTGGCAATCTGATCCATCTAACAGGAAGATGCGATCGTCCAAGTCAGATAGCGTGCATATTGTGCCGCGTGATACATCTGCACAAAACAACATGCTTTTTAATGGTCTTCCTGTAGGGGATTCTGGTCGTATTGCTTACCAATTTGGTAAATTTTGGGGGCATGATGGATTTGGATGGACAATATTAGGCTCACAAGCAATAGATCCAGATGATTTTATTAAAAATGGGACATCTCCTCAAAATGCTAGTTTTAATATAACTGGGAATGGAACAATTGGAAATACTTTAAAAATTGCGACAACTAATCCATTGGCAGCGCCGTTAAATATTGGTACATTACCTTCATATTTAAACAAATCTGCTTATTTTGAGGGAACTATTAGAATTGATAAGGGCGTAGCACTTGATGATGCAATTACATTACAGCAATATAGAGATAGTGGATTGTGGGTAAATCCCAGATGGTTTGGGGCTATTCCTAATGATGGGATATCGGATAGGTTGGCTATACAAGCAGCTATAGACTATTCACAGGGTAGGTTTTGGGTTGGATTTGATGGAAATGGACAATATGATATTGACAGTACCTTGATCGTCAGTACAGGAACAAAAATATATGGCGGTTCGGCAAAAATATACCTTATGAATGGGGCTAACTGTGCATTAGTTAGTAATAAAAATAAAACGACACCTTTATCAATGAATATCGTTGATTCAATGATAACTATATCAGGTGGGAATTGGTTTGGGAATGGAGATAATCAAATAAAATTTATGCCTGATGGAACCCCTGTAGTAGGATTCTTATTTTCAGGAGTTAAATATCTTGATTTTTCGCCAAGTAGAATTATAAATACTCAAACATATGCCGTATTTGCATCAAACGTAAATTATAGTAATTTTCATGGGTTGGAAATAGATCAAGGCGTATATAACCCACCATTACATAACCAGGATGGACTTCATTTCAACGGGCCCGCTCACCATATTAATGTTTCAAGGTGCATATTAAAAACATTTGATGATGCAATTGCCTTTAATACTGAAGATGTGCCACAAGGGCCATGGTTGACCCAAGGAGATATAACAGACATTATAATAAATGACATCATATTTAATGAGACGAGGAAAGGTGTAAGACTTTTGTCAGCAACTTCATTGATGGATAGAGTTATTGTAAATAATATAACTGGAACAGCTACAGATAACCTACTTGAAGTAAGCGCATATGGACTGGGAACTGGAAATTTTGGTGATATTACAATTTCGAATATCAATGTGAAGATGCAGAATAACATTTCGAATAATGAATATCTGTCATTTAACAACAAAATCCGCTCGGTATATATTGACAACGTAATACGAAAGCCAGATAACAGCATCCGGACAACTATTACAGTCAAGCCATTGGCGGATATCGATATTATGCAGGCCCGGAACATAAAAACGATTGCCGACACCACCTATAATTATACTGATATTGTTACACAAACAGGTGCTATTGTGCGTAGAATGGTAGTAGACAATTATAGACACGTTGGTGGTAAACCTGGTAAAAGTACGGGCTTAGCAATTAATGGGGCTGCAATTAATACCTTGGAGGTAAACAACAGTTCTTTTGATTCACTATTAACAGCAGTTGCTATTTCTAATAGTTCATTAAAGACTTTACGGCTATCTAACAATAATTCGGATAAAGTATATAATTCTGTATTTATAAATGCAAGTCCTATAGCTGATACCTTGCACCTTTACGGATCTGTTATGGTGGATACTGCTAATAATGCATTTAGAACAGTTGGTTTCGCATCTATAGGGCGGATTAAATCATATCTGCCTACGGTCTCCGCACCAGGCGCGCAGGCAACATTTGCGCCTATCCGGTATTCATATAGTAGTGTTCAGTATACCTTAAATCCAGTAAATACTATTGATTTACAAACAGTTACTACAAATAATGGGGTGACTACAAATATGGTTAAGGTAACAGGCGTTACTAATATAAGAAATGGTAATGGACTAGAATTATTTGCGCAATCAGGAACAGCTAATATATGGTCTTTCGACCGCGGCGGAACTAATACTCTACAACCTATGTTAATTTCCGCCACGCCATTGATGCTTAATACTAGAGCATTAGTTGGTGTAAATTCAACGGCAACTGATGATGGTAGTACCTCACTTCAGGTTAAAGGATCTTTTTCGGCTGCTCCCGCTACAATATCGGGAACAAGTACGTTGAATGCTACCAACTATTCTATATATGTGAATAATTCAGCTAATATTACTATAAATCTACCTGCTGCGTCTACTTGTACTGGAAGGGTTTATGTTATTAAGAAAATAAGCAATAATGCATTTACAATTGCAGTAGATCCTAACGCATCTGAAAATATTGAAGGCTCATCTACACCATATTCTATAACGACTTATTTGCAATCAATAACAATTCAAAGTGATGGAACACAATGGTGGATTAATTAAATTTTTTACCTATGGCTTTTATAAAACGAAACATTATTTGGATTGTATCCATTTTCATCCTAACAGTAATGGGCATTACGCTTGGGGTTAACATGTCGGTAAAATCTAACGGATTTTCACATACCCCAGCCATAGCAAATAATACTGCTTCCCGCGCACTTAATACATCTTTTATGATTAGTCAACAACGATGTGCAATAGTGGCTTATAGCAATACAATTACATGTAATGCGACAGTAGTAACAGGTAGTGGAGGGATGATAATTTTAGAGTCTTCTCCTGATAATAGTGCATGGACTGGAATTGATACAGCGATTGCTTCTATTTCAGGTGGCGTTCTTATGCCAACATTTACTTTTCATGTAACCCTAAAGGGAACAATACCGCGAAATACTTGGCTTCGTATGCGAACTGTAAATACAATCGGTACGCCCACATTTAGAGCATATCCCGGATTAGAGGTACTTTTCAACTAATAATTATGAATATTCTTAAATACATTCTAAGTACGCAAATATTCCGTGATTTTATCAACGGAATTAAAGAGAAATCACCCAAAAGGTATGTGGCGCTTCGATACATCGCAGGTTTATTGATCGCGCTCGCTGGGGCAGCTTATTCATTAGATGCTAATGGCATTTTAGACGTACCTGACGCGGTAATTAAGTGGATGGATGTTATATTTGCAGCATTGGCCACTACTTTCGGCCTTTCGTTTACTGCTAAACAAGATAAAACTGAAAACACATGAAAAAAGTTGTAACACAAGAGGATTTGGATCAGAATCCAGATTTAATTGACCAAGGCGTACAAGTTGGTGACGAAATTGAAATTCCTGATGGTGATGTAACAGCCAACGTCGCTCCAGGCGATGATCCAGGTAACGAAGGAGGCACAGGGCCTGGGGGAACTAACCCAAGTAAACCGCCCACTAAGCCGTGAACCGAAAAGCGTACATAATGCTGCTGATGTACCTTTCATGGCCGGTTAATTTAGTTCATAGAGTACTAAATAACCGGCCTGAAAAGGTTATCACTCCATTCATGTTTGAACCTGAACAACTGGATATACAATGGTATATAAAGGATGTTTTAAATATTGTTTCCTGGCTTATGATTTTTTGGGCAATCTGGCTATATATAACGGGTAATTACCGGCAGGACAGAGATTTTAAAGACGTATTCACTGCATATTTTATCATATTGGCAATAGATTTGCCTCATTATTTATTATGGTTTAAACGCTGCGAAGGGGTGTTATATGTTGAGTTATTGATTATGATGGTTAGCGGCGGCTTATTTTGGTGGCGACATTTTAAAAAAGGCAGGAAATGGAAAAACAGCTGAAAGTATGGCACGCATTATTAGGGCTGGTGGTAGCTATTGTTGTAAGTCTTACCGGCGCGTGGAACTTCGCAGTGTCAAAGGGTCGTGATAGTGAACGCCTGGAAATGACGCAGCAGCAGCACGGGCAGCGGATCACAAAGCTTGAGGAAAACAGGGAGATTGATATGAAGATCCAGAACGAAAAGTTTGACCGTATAATGAACAGCATTTACGAAATAAAGATTCTCCTAAAAGACAAGGAAGACCGTAAATAACTACTTATGAAACTAATCATTGCATCATACAAAATAAAAGCCAAATAACTACTTACATGGATGAAATTACCCTTAAACGTATTGAATTATTGCACCCAGCCGTCAGGCAGGAGGCGCGCGACATTTACGGCGAAATATGCGAGGCGCTGACTGGTAATGCCATTTGTCGCTTTACTCATACCTTACGAGACTTTGCCGAGCAAGCACAACTTTATGCATCTGGCCGTACCATTAAGGGCCCTTGGAAGACTAATGCCAAGCCCGGACAAAGCTATCATAACTATGGATTAGCTATAGATATTTGCCTTATCGTTGATGGTAAGCAGGCCATTTGGGATATGGAAAAAGACTTTGACGGAGATAAGCAAGCTGATTGGATCGAGTGTGTTAAGGTATTCAAAAAATACGGCTGGACATGGGGCGGTGATTGGACGAAAAGTCCAGACGGCCCCCACTTTGAAAAAACATTTGGCCTTAAATGGCAAGATATGAAAAAGCTGTATGAAAGCGGTAAGTTCGTCGAGAAGTCACCGTATATCGTATTAATATAAATGGCCCCGTTGCAATAACGGAGCCGGTTAGTAAGTAGTGATAGCTGTCCTTTCTAGGATGGCTATTTCTGTTTATGGCGCAAAAATGATTGAATATTGCTATAACATTGATCGACGTTTAGCACTGTATACCGGAATACGTGCCAACCCATTTCATTCGCTAAATTGTACTTTTCGCAGTCCTTTGTATACCCTTTTATTGTTGTGTGCCGAGCCTTACCTCCCATTATGCCCTCGTATTCCACTGCTATTTTATACATCGGCACGGCGTAATCGAACCTAAAACGGCGCGTTTCATGAAACTTGTATTCCGTGTAAAGTTCATTAACGAATATGGATTTAAGGATAAAAAATAGCGATTCTTTAGGCTTCATGCTGTGCTTTTATCTGCTTCTTAATATCCCCTTGATTATATCCGGCGCCGGGTGATCCTTCAGTAATTGGATTAACCTGGTTCATATGAAGGTCAGCAATTATGTTTTCAGCTTCCCCGCTTGTCATTTCTCCAATCTTAGCTAAAATCATTTCTTGCGTGTCGTGGTCGTAGGTTGAAGTTTTAACAAGTGATTCGATAAATTGTTCTTGCCCAAGCGTTGCCGGGAACTCCTTTTCATCCAGCGCGATGGCTTCCGCTATTTTGTTATAATTACTTGTCTTTGGAACATATTTAAAGATGCGCCGGATAGCTGTTTTCCTGAACATTTCCGCCTCGTCTGTAACCCACGGTGTGGACTTAATAAGCCCTTTTTTGAATGCCCGATATCCATCCGACCTACTCCTAATTTCCTCAACTTCCTCTAACGGCATGTACTCTACGATCTTTTCACCATCCGGCAGTACAGCGATCGCATAAACGCCTAAAATTACCTTTGATTTGAATAGTGGGATGTGATTGATTGTTACCTGACTGCCCAGCGCATATTCGAAATTATCCCCCTCAAACCTACAATGTGCATATACTTGCTTAACGCATCCGCTGTCCTTCAAAAGCTTTACTAATCCCTGATAGGAAGGCATTAATAGCGCTTCAATCGCTTCTCCATTCTTACGAGGCGTTAAATAAGCAAGTTTTAAGATTGGGTTAAGAGAAAGACCCGTAATTGACAGGTTGTAGATTGCTTTACAAATGCTGTCATGTGTTGCTTTCTGCAATTGTGGGTTGGAGTTTGCAGCTTGAATAGCAAAAGATACTTCTCGCTTATAGTTGTCCTCTCCACCCATGAATCGAACGATGTCTGATTTCTTGGGAGATAGAAAGTCAAAAAGTTTGCTTTCTGTTACTAACGCAACTTGTGTCATAATTTACATTTTGTGATTAACCAGACAATAAAAGTACCGAAAGCAAGCCAGAAAATACAATAGATATTATCTATTACGCGTCCCCTTCTTATTCTTTCTTTTGATGAAAGCTTTGTATATGGCGTATACAGGATAGCCGATAAGGTGAGTAAGTATGAAAACATGCTTATTGAATTTTAGCATACATTTCGTTATAAATCCTGATTGCTTCAGGCATCGACGTTGCCCATACCCATGTTTCATAAACAAGGTAGTAGTGTGGTTTCTTGTTACTCATTTAATATAATTATTTCAGAAAAGTGAAGGCGCTGAATAATTTGATGACCCGTATATTTTGATGTTCCTAAAAACAAACCATCTATAGGTTCGGGCCAACTTCCAACATTTTTGTATATGACGCGTTGGCCAGGAGCAAATGAATGGGTAGGAGAATGTAAATCATTAATTAAAACAATATCACCTTCCTTCAGGCTTAAAAATTCTTCCCTTGTCATTTCTTCTTTTTGAATATGTTAATAATAGCCGGAGCGATGGAAAGAATAAGTTCCACAATCTGCCAGCCTTTGCGCGGTTTTTGTTCAGTCATGATATGATTCGATTTCGTGTTCATCTAATCTTGTGTCGTCTAATCTAGTTCCGTCCAAAAACGTCATCCACGTTAACTTCAAAAGAAGATACCCGCAGACGATTATTGGGAGCAACAGAATTGGATTGTTTTTTACGGACGTTAAGATGATATTTAGTTCTTTCATAGATATAAAGTAAGAATGATAACAGGCCGATGCCTAAAATTGTTCCGAATATGATTTGCGTTGTGGTCATTACTAAGAATTTTTAATGTTGAGGGCTTTGTTTACTGATAAAATACATTTATCATAAATTGAACCTTTCATTCCATATGCTGAAGCCAATTCTAAAACATCAATCATCGCATCCAGAAGTTCTGGAGCAGAAGATATTAGGTGAGAATTAAATTTCCATTCATTTCTACTTAATGGCTCTATCTCACAAATTGTACGCATGTCTATCGAACTGACATCACCATCATCATCTATATGCCATGGGCCGGGAGTAAATTTCTTTTCGTAGTTCATTTCCCATGTTTTTTGAAGTTAGCGTAAAAGTGTTTCCGAACTGTGTAGGCCACGAATAAAGCGGCCGGTGTGAAGGCGCAAAGCCAGATATAAAAGTGCGTCATTGTACATGTTTTAAAAGTCGTATTGTGCAATAATTGTGTATTTCAAGGTATTTATTTACCAAATCTGCATAGTGCATCATTACATTCGTCTTATTTGAATCATCAATAAGCCTCGAATAATGCAATGCCTCATCCAATGCCAATTCAGATAATTTGTGCCAGTTTATCATAACCCGAAATCTATGTATTTATAACATAAATTATTAAATTGCTCAAAACTTAAATTATAGTTAGTTTCATCCGAAAAAGCATCTTCTGAATAATTGTAAGAATTATAAAAAGAAATCCATTGATCTTCATCAAAATCTTCATTTCTTGCATTATATCCAAGCTCTTGATAAACTCTTATAACATCAAGTTTTCTATTTTCGGTTAATACATACAGCGGATAAAAAGAAAAACCATTATTTGACAGAACTGATTTAATGCACTCAATGAAGTCGCTGCCATCCTCCCAGCTATCCAAACATTGCAGATCATAAAGGTTCTTAATGATGCGTTCGCGTTTTGCTGTGTTCATAAGATAAATATGTGGCCGGTTGCCCGGCCGGGTGATTACAGATTTTCTATATATGTAGATACTGAACGATCATCGTTAATCCTCACGGCTGCTGCGATCATTTCCGGCGTCCAATACTGCACACCCGCCCATTTCTTACGTGCGCTGATTTTGGTTTCTACGATCACTGCGATATGTGTGTTCCCGGCTGACATTTTAGGGGCGGCGTGGTATTCATTTCTTACGGATTGGATTTCTTGTGCGTTCATGGCTTGTTTTGTTTGATGATGTAAAGATATGCGAAGTTTCGCAATCTACCAAATAAATCACGAACTTTTTTCAAAATATTTTTGGTCAGGAACGATCATATAAGGGCTAGACCTGTACGGGTAAAGTTTTTCGTATGATTTCACCCCTTCTATCTCTAATCCCCTTTTCATCCATTCATTAAGAGTACGCGCCGGTACGCCAAGCATTTGCGCCATTTCCTGCATTGTCACGTATTTGTCTGCTATTTTCATATTCATATTTTATGCTAAGGTAAAAATAAAATGCCAACTTTCGCAAATAAATTTTGTTTATTGCGAAATATCGCCTAACATTGCTTAAAAATAAACTTATGGCATGGACGGAAGCATGGTTTCGATGGATTGACTATCGGAAACAGATAAAGAAGCCTTATAAATCAGAGATGTCTAAAGAAGCTGCCATGAAATGGCTTTGCAAATATCCAGAAGATATAAGGGAGCAAATTATTGAGACTTCTATTAGAAATGGATGGCAAGGTCTTTTTGAACCTAAAAATTACAACAATGGAGGACAACAAGCCGGCAAAACAGGAACATCACAATCAAGACTTGACGCCCTCAAAGGGTGGTGAATGGGGAGTAGCGGATGCGTTGCAAAGCCGACAAATACGATTTTGCAGCGATGAGGATATAAAGGAGAAGCTACGCCTTGCTATGCTCATGTCAGGTATTCGCGCTCATAACATGCCAGTTGACGAGGAAAAACAGGTTCTCATAAACTGGATTCGCCAGGAATACGGAACACACCGGATTGAGGAAATTCGTGTGGCTTTTGAATCCGCTTACGCCGGGCAATTGGAGTTAGCGGATGTGAAGTGTTACGAGAATTTTAGTTGTGAATATTTCGGGCGTATTTTCCACGCTTACCGAGAATGGGCATTGATGAAAGTTAAGGGGTTTAAGCCTGTGACGATAATTTCAGACGTATTAGATTCTCTTCCACGAGGAGAAGAAGATTGGACGGATGAATGGGAAAATCTCATCGAAAACTTTGATCCAGATAACGCCTTCTACGAGTGGACGCCTTGGACATGCTTTTACGACTGGCTAAAACGTAATGGGAATATTGAGATCAATGAAGAATTAGTTAATCAGGCCCGAGTAGAGGAATTGGCAATACTACAGCGGAAATATCCACAAACGCCACAAGATAAAGCCGAAATAGAACGTCTTAAATGCATCGATTGGCGTAAAGATAGAAAGGTTCAGCGTTACATTTCCACCCGTGTTAAAACAATTCATGTAAAACAACTATTACTTAAACTTCAAAACGAAAAGAATGAAAACACTAATGGATGTGAAAATGGAGATAAACAATCTTCGTGAGGAAGCAAAACAACTTTGCGTCATAACTGAAAAATCAAAGATATCAAGAATAAAGAAGCGAATTCAATTTATTCAATTGGCCGAAAATTATCTAATAAATGAACCCAACACTGATTATTTGAAACTTTCCATATCACAGACTAAAGATAGGATTGATAGGTTAATTGACTTGACGCCGTATGATCTTGATAGGAGCGATAAGAACCCGGAAATGAGCAAGAAAGTAAAGGATTATGACAGAAAGGAGGGGATTACAAAAATGAAGCTGCAATTAAAATTCATGAACTATTTAATATCTTAATTATGAACATTCAACAGCTAAGAGAAGAAGCGGCGGTAAGATTTAGAAGTGATGACATAGTGTATAGAGGGGACGATTGGGTTCCGCCTGGATTATTAGAAGACTATTTTGTGTACGGTGCAGAATGGGAAGCCAACCGCCCTAAGTGGTTTGATCCAAAGAATGAATTGCCTCCTGAATCAACAGACGAACCGCATTTAACAGATTTAGTATTAGTTCAAACAGAATCACATGGTATTCAATTAGCGTGGTATAACTTCGTTTACGGAGATTGGCATATTATAAATTTTGAAAATCCCGTTTATTCCATAAAAAAATTGGCCTACATTCCTAACTTTTAAATAATTTTTATGAATAGAAAAAGCTTGTTATTAGAAGATGATAATGGAGTGTTCGAAATTTATCTTACAGATGATTTGTCACAAATTCATTTCATAACAGATGCTAAAGGAGATTTCCCAGAGGATGTATATTTTAACTGCAATCATAAAGAACTTGAACAAATAGCAAACTTTATTCTTGACACTTTAAAAGAAGCAAAATGAAAGTGAGAATCGTTAAATGTACAGAAAATGATTTTTGGTACAAAGATCAAATAGGATCAATATTATCATGTAAATTGAATAACCATGGTAATTATGATGTAATTGGTATTGGCGGAACTATCATGTCATATGACTGTGAGATCCTAGAACATGGCGATCCAAAGCCGGAGCCGTTTGATTTGGAGCGGGCGCTTAATGGTGAGAAGGTTATAACGATGGATGGAAGAATAGTTGATGAAGTAATTCATGTTAAGTCAATGATTCAATTTCCTTTGAAGTTGGTACATCAGTTGGTTACGCTAAGAAAGAAACAGCACTAAAAGCAGATAAATTAGAAACATATATCGGCACTTTCCCCATCACCTTCAAAAAACCATAATATGAGCCTACATTTATTCGATACGCTATTGGACGCTGAAATGTATGTATCCAACCATATTAAAAATAGATGTGACAAGATCACGCATCCGCTTATAAAGGATCTCGTATATGCTGAAAAAAATCACGTGGGGGAAATTGTTAGTGCAATATGGCGCGTAGTTGAAAGCGATGAGATTAATTACGCAGCATCAGATTTTAAAAAGCCGACAAATTGGAGGGGCGATGAATACATTAAAATACATCAGTATGTTTCAAAGCTTGATAAGTTTAAAACTGCAATTGAAATCGCTTCGGATATTCAGACGGAATTTGGTATAGAACATAGTTTTACGAAATGGGCGATCGTAAATATGTCACATCGAAACGAACTTACAATATCAACCTGCAAGGCCAACAACTGCTTAATGTACAAAAAACGTTAATATGACAACACAGAATTTTATCGATATGTACGGCCTGCTCCTGGGCGAGAACGCTGGGCCGGTTAAGAAAATGATGATGGTGCATGCGGCGTATTATCTATGTAAATATGTTGATAGTAATATGACAATGACGCAGTTTTTGTCATCAAGCCAATTTTGTTATGAAGAAATTCAGCAAGCCATAAAAATTATTTTAAAAGAAAGTGAGAAAAAACTTTTGGATTTGGAGTAAATGTTGTATGTTTGTTGTGCAACTGAACAATAAAGATATTTCCAGAAATGGATAGAAACAACACCCGCCTGTTCAGTTGCACGATACGGCGGGTTTTTCTTTTTAACTCGTTTCATGACAATACTTCAATGATCGGAGAAAACGGCCGTTTACTATTAGTTAAGGCTCCGACAGCCTTCTGTAGGTAGTGCGATGTACGGGAACTCGCACAATTTCTTAACTTCATTTTATGGAATACGAGGTTTATAGTAAAACAATTCCAGAAGTTCAGATGTTTAAAGGATCGTATAAAGAATGCATTGAATTCCTTAGAAAGAATCAATGTAAAGGTTATGGATTAAGATTTTTATAAATAATTCAGGTTACCCGCGAACGTACAACGCTATGCGAGTGGAAATCGCGGCCCTGATACTACTCTGCTTGAAGATGGACGGTAATAGACAGAAAGCTGCTAAATTGATATAGCCAGAGGTGTAAAAACGTCAGTGACGGGGTCGCTCCCATTGTAACTAAAACTAAACACTGTCAATTATTACAGCTATTCCAGTAGCGGCGTTCATTGGAGAGGTAAGCGACTTGTTCGTGTAGTCAGAAGTATATGAATAGAGTAACGGGATCTTCATATAGCTTATCCCAGCTGGAAATGGGCGGAGTAGTTTAAAAATTATGTGGGAGGAAGGCGGAAAGCCACGTTAAAAAGTACGCCGCCTGGACGCAGGCATTTTAAAGCTGTAAGCGGATCAGCAAAAAAACCGTTAGTCGGAGCCGAATGGTTAGCCGATCGGTCGGGTGAAAGGCCCGGATTGGTTCCTTAGCTCAGTTGGTAGAGCAGCAAACTCATAATTTGAAGGTCACACGTTCAAATCGTGTAGGAACCACGAGAATGGTTGAAACTTAGCATGCCGGTTCCATTCTACAGGTATGCAGTAGCCTTGATGGGAGCTTACAAATACAATGGTAGTCGGGACAAGCCCGACAAATAGCGCTAACACTCGAGTGTTTAAAGATTAGTTTCTACTTTCATGGGCCGGCTCGTTGCTGGCGGCGCTGCATTGAAATCATCCATAGATATATTAGCATTTATTATTTTAGTCAAGCGTAGGTTTATATCCTCATGCATTTGGCATAGGACTAAAAACCACGTAGTGGCTAGGGAATGCGGGATGTCTATTAATACTTACATAAAGTACTTCAATGAGTGCCAGAAAAAAGGTTTCATTCGAATCGATGGAGGCGGCAATTATTGCGTTGCTTCTTATAAGACAGTATTCACCATGCTCTTTGGTGAAAGTGGTAGATATATTTCTATCACCAGGGGCAAAAACCTACAAGAAACAAAAGAAAACATTCGAGCAGCGGTAGCATATAACAATCTGAAGAATCAAGACTTTTTAATAACGGGTGACTGTCTATTTGAAAGCGGAGTTAAAGCAAAGGGGTTGCGAGCCTCCAAAGCATTATCGTGGGTTAAAAACCGCGCTTCGTTTCGTGCATTCGGTGTTAAAGAGGTTCGCACTTCTTCCAGGTCAATAGCTAAAGTAATAGGAATGTCTCATGCAACAGCGAATAAGGCCCTTTATAGGCTTTTACAGCTTAATAAAGTGACTTACGAGTATCAGCAATCATTTTATGAAGTAAAAGGATCTACGCAGGCTAAAATAGCTTTTGCTGAACAAAATCGGCCCTTTTATAATTGTACTTACTCTTTATGTAATGGAGGGGTAAAATTCCACTTAGGGAGGATCGTAAATTTCAAATAGTATGTAAATATTTTGAAAACACTAACCACTTAAAACAACCACATGAACATCACGCAAGACCAATTAGACGATAAGATTCAGGAATCCATAACAGGTAAAAGAATTGATGCTATTAAAGCATTTTTTTCTCAACGTGGATACATTGTAGATCACTCGCTTATTGAGATAATCTACACCGCCGTTATCGCCCTGAAGGAATTGAACAACCCCGATAAACAAGATTGATATGACTTACGAACAACTAAAGCTAAAAATGTTCATCGAGCAGAATTTCGACGTGCCGGGCCTGAAGCAAATGGGCTTGCTGGATAAATCTATTCGTAAGAACGATTACGATAAGATCGCCTCCAGGATATACCAGTTTTTCGGGTATAAATCCATATATGAATACGGCAGAA